GGTCGCCGCCGAAGTTGAGGCCGTGCACCGGGTCGGGCGTGCCGTGCGTCGGGTCGCGCAGGATCGCCTGCGCGCCGGTGCCGGTCCAGTTGTTGGCGCGGTGCGCGCGGTCGCTGACGCCATCCCAGCCCTCGACCCGGCAGTAGAGCGGCGCGGTCAGGAAGGTGGCCGGGTAGGGGTGATCGAACTCGACCTGGATGGTGTTGCCGGCGCCCTGGGTGATGCGCCGAATGTGGCGCGCGTTGGGGTTGCCGAGGCCGGTCCACAGCTTCGGCGACTGGCTGAGGGTCACCGCCGCCAGCGTGCCGGGCAGCACCATGGCGCTGCCCATGGCCGCCGCGAGGGCTTCGACCTGGTCGGCGGCCGTGGCGAGATCGTCAGCGACGGTCATTCGTCTAGAGCCCCATATCGGTGTTCAATCGTTCGATGACCTCGAACAGCTCGTCAGGATCCTCGCCCTCGACCCACGCCAGTTCGTCGGCCGTCAGCACCTGCCGCTCGCGGATCTCGATCGGCGCCTCGACGTGCCAGCCGCCGCCGGCGCGCGGCGTCCAGGTCGCCTCGCCGGTGAAGCGGGTGTCGGCGTTCGTGAAGCCGATGCCGCCATAGACCGGCATCGAGAACCATTGCGCGCCGTCCTTGCCGCGCAGGCGGAAGAAGGCGTCGAAGATCGGTGCCTCGGCGGCCGTGAATTCCCACTGCGGCGAGACGTTGGTGACGCCGTTGCGGCTGCGCAGGCGCTGCTGCGGCAGGCCCGGCAGGTCGTCGCTGCGCAGGAGCTCGGGCATCGGCTGCAGCTCCCACGAGCTCTCGAGCGGCTTGGGCAGATAGTCCGACGGCCAGTCGGTGCCGGCGCTGCCGATCGCCGTGGTCAGCGCGGCGTCGGTCAGGCTGTCGGGACGGCGGCGCAGCTCGAGCGTGGCGGTCGCGGTCCAGTTGCGGCCGCCGATCGCCTTCATGCTGAGCTTGTCCTTGAAGCGGGCCGAGACGAACACCAGGCCGGCCGGCAGCGCGAGCGTGGTACCGAACCAGGTCCCGCCCGCCGCGACGCGGCTCTTGTAGAAGCCGTCGAGCAGCATCTGCTGCCAGTAATCGAGCTGCCAGGTGACCGACACGACCGGCAGCGGCGGCCGGCGGCGCAGGGTGCGTGCGGCGCCCATCTCCATGGCCTGGCGCAGCACGGCGGCGCCGGCCTTCAGGGCGTAGCCGGCGATCGTGGGCAGCGGCAGTCCCGCGGGCCACGCCGGGTCGATCTCGATCGCGACCTTGTCGGAGGCGTCGACGGCCGCCAGCGAGGCATAGATGAGCGTGATGCCGGCGGCGGATGCGCTGCCGTGACCGCTCGCGGCGCCTGCGGCCGCCTTGGCGGCGACACCGGCGCCGGCCGCTGTTCCGGTGCCCGAGGCGGCACCAGCCGCGGCCGTGGTGGCCGCGCCAGCGCCGGAAGCGGCGCCCTGCCCGGCCGCGCTGCCGGCGGCGCTGAACGTGCCGGCGGCAATGGCCGATGCAGCCCCAACGCCCGCAGCCGCACCGGCGGCAGCCGCGGTCGATGCTCCCGTGCCCGTTGCCGTGCCGGTCCCGGAGGCCGCACCGGAGGCCGCAACGGTGGCGGCTCCGACTCCGGAGGCAGACCCTGTGCCGGAAGACGCGCCGGCCGAAGCGGCCGTTGATGCGCCGACGCCCGTTGCAGCGCCCGTCCCGGCGGCCGCGCCGACGGAGGCATCCGTGGCGGCGCCGACACCGGCCGCGGCGCCTGTTCCGGCCGCCGCACCGACGCCGAGGGAAACGCCGTAGACGATCAGGTAGTTGAGCGCGAAGTCCTGCGCCGACCCCATGGTCGGGTCCCAGGACTGGTTGCCGTCCGCCGTGACCGTCTTGTGCTGGGTCGCGATATCCTGGCTGGTCGAGCCGGTGCCGGTGCTGGCGGTCCCGCTCTGCATCGTCGACCACGACCCGTTCGTCGTGTCGCTGTCGCCGGTGAAGGCGCCGCGGCTTTCGACGGCGGCAAATCCGATGATCGTGTGGCCGTTCGTGACGGCGACATTGCCGGTCGAGAACGTCGTGTTGTTGCCGGTGACGCCAGGGCCGACCGACTCGACGATGATCGTCTCGCCGGATCCGGGCTGGATGCGCAGGCCGGCGACGATCTTCGACGGCGTGTTGGGCGAGAAATTGAGCGTCACCGTCGCGGCGGACAGCGCGTTGGTGATCAGGCTGGTAAAGATCGACAGCGTCGTGCCGTCGTTGACGACGCCGGCGGTGTTGTTGACGACGGACTGGCGAATCCAGGTGTTGCCGGCGGCGTCGGTGATCGTGGCCGACGTCGACGACACGCCCGACGTGCCGGAATTGTCGGCCGCGACGCCCAGCACGACCATGTCGCCGACGGCGGCGGTGATGCCGCTCGTGCCGGCGTAGCCGTAGGTGCTGGCCGATGCGGTGCTGCCGCCCGTGCCGATGTCGGTGAACGTGAGCGACATGGACGACTACTCGATCTTGAGGCCGACGAGCTTCTCGATCGTCGTGCTGCGAGCCTCCTTCATGCGTTGGCGGACATGCGGCGTGTCGAGCAGCTTGCCGTCGGCGTCGGCCTCGAGGACCGCGGCCTCCATGGAGCGGCGGACCAGCGGCACGATCGGCGCCAGGATGCTGCTGCGGGCGTTGTAGGAGACGCCGACGGCCGCGGCGACCGCGGGATACTCGCGCTCGGCGCGCGGCTTCAGCATGTCGGGCAGCCCCGAGGGATAGCCGTTGTCGAGCAGCCAGCGGTGCGAATAGAAGCGCAGCCGATCGGGCACCACGGCCGCTTGCGTGCGGGCATGATGCAGCGAGATCAGTGCCTCGCGGTCGCTCGCCGGCGCCGGCAGGTGCGGCGCGACGTGCGCATGCAGGCGCCGGATGGCCGCGACGTCGAGCTCGACCAGGCAGCGGCGGAATTCGGCAGCGTGCATCGTCAGTCCAGGGTGATCGCCGTGGCCGTGGTGAGCCGCGGCGTGATCCCCGAACCGGTGACGATGTTCGGGGTCACCGTGCCGGAAAACAGGATCGCGGTCGCGCCGCCGCCGGTCTTGCCGGTCGAGAAATAGGTAACGGTGCCCGAGCCGCCGGTGCCCGCCGCGAAGTCGATGTTCGCCACCGGGCTGACGCTGCCCGAGCTTTCCGTCCAGCCGCCCGAGGTGCGCGCGACGTTGGTGCGGGCATACGAGGTGTAGGCCGCTTCCGAGGTCGATTGCGTCCCGCCCTCGCCGGGATCGGCGGTGTGCAGGGCGCAGGCGATGTTGGTCTGCGGCGACGACGAAGCGTTGTCGGCGTAGTTGGCCCAGGCCGTGGCGTTGAAGATCAGCACCAGGATGGCCGTCTCGGTGGCGTTGGCGATGCTCATGTGTTTGTCATCCGTCCGTGATGGTGCCCGAGAGGACAGCCAGGGTTTGGCCGGCGGTCAGATCCGTGCGGCCGATGATGATGTCGGTGCCGGCCGTGCCGACCGTGAGGCCGGACCGCTGGACCGCGCCGGTGTGGTCGCGCAGCTCGGCCCTGGCCGCGGCGCCAGTGGCCGCCACGGTGGCCTGGATGGGCAGGCCCTGCAGGGTGATGACGCCGCCGGACTCCACGAAGCTCGGTGTCGCCAGCGTGAAGGAAGCCAGCACGCCGTCGGAGCCGCCGGACAGGGCGATGGTCCCGATCACCAGCGTGCCGGCGACCGCCGAGCCGCTCGAGGCGACGAAGGTCTTGCCGTCGATTGCGTCGATGACGTCCTGCATGCGCCGGGACCGTAGGATCGAGCCGTAGGCCATTGCTCAATTCCTCGGAGCGCCCGGCCCGTAGCCGGCTGCCAGCACCTTCGCCATCGGCCCCTTGCCGCGGGCGATGTTGCTGGCGAGGCCGGCATCCATAGCGTCGATCAGGATGTCGATGCGCGGCATGCCGCCCGGGCCCGTGCTCTGGCGGGTGCTTACCTTGGAGTCGCTGTTGTTGATCACGTTGACGGTGACGCTGGCGCCGCCGCCCATCCCGCCGAGCTGCGAGCGGTTGAAGACGTGGCCGTCGGCCGGGAAGGTCACGACCTCGGGGCCGTTCTCGCCGACCAGGTAAGTGCCGCCGCCCGAGACGTCGCCGCCGCTCGCGCGGCCCTGCAGGCCGAAGATCGGCATGCCGCCGTTCATGCCCGTGACGCTGTTGCCGCCGCCCATGGTGCCCTCGGCCATGCCGAGGTTGCCCCCGCTGCTGAACAGGCCGCTGATCTGGTTGAACAGGAACGACGCCGCCGCGCGCAGCTCCATCTGTAGCAGCATGGTCGCGAACGATTGCGCCAGCTTGGTGAAGTTGATCGTGCCGTTCTGCACGAACTCGCTGACGGCCTGGTCCATCAAATTCATCGACTGGGTGAAGATCTGGCCGCCGGTCGCAAAGAGCGTGTTCTGCTGCCCGTACTGGCGCGCCGCCGCTTCGAAGCCTGCGGCCAGTGCCGGCAAGCCGCCCTGCAATCCGATGTTCTTCAGCCGCAGGTCTTCGACGTTGCGGGTCAACTCGGTGATTGCCAGGTCGTAGGCCTGCGGGCTCATCAGCCCTGTCTGCCAAGCGGCCGCGAGCGCCTTCAGCTGCTCGGTCAGAACCAGACTGCCGTCGCCATATTGACGCTCGGTCGCGTCGGCGGTCTTCAGCGCCTCGGAAAACTGCTTGGCCTGGAGATCGGCCTCTCCCCACTTCAGGACGAGCGCCTGGAGCGCCTTTATCCGCGGATCGTTCTCGTTGTATTTGCCGATCTTGGCGAGCTCGTCGCCCATCCGCTTGACGGCATCGGCCTGCAGGGTGATCTCGTTCAGCGGGATGCCGGATCCCGCCAGGCGGTTCAACACTTCATAGGAAGCATTGGCGGCGTCGATCTCGCCCTTCAGGCGGATCATCTCCTCGCCGATACGATCTCGGCCGCTGGCCTTGGAATTCGCGAACTTGTTCGCCCCATACTTGGACCAATCGCCGATCTCGGAGTCGATCGAGGGGCCGCTCTGCTGTTTCGCCTTTACCCGCGACGATTCGAAGGCGGCCATGACGGCTTCCGCGGAAGCCAGGTTGGCCTTTGCCTGAGCGAGATTCTTCTGCTGCTTCGCGATATCGGCATCGCTGATGCCGCTGAAGTTGAATATGCCGACGCCCCCGGCATTTTTCTGCGCGCTCTGCATGCGCTGAAGCTCGATCTCGGCTTCAACAGCTTTGGTGCGCAGCCCATCGATCGACTGCGTGGCGCGCAGGACGGCGTCTTGACCCCACATCGAGCCGGCGAGACCGCCGGACAGGATGTTCATGATCTCCTTGATCTGCTGGAACGCTCCCGAATGCGTGTTGATCAGCGCCAGCGAATAGCTGATCTCCTGCAGCCGCCGAGCGAACCACGACAGGCCGGCTGCCTCGATCGGCGCCGCGATCTCCGCATAGAAGTTGCGGATCTTGATCCGGTTCTGCTCGCTCTGTTCCTCGAGGCGACGAAAGGTCTCGATGGTCTCGCCGCCGACGGTCTGACCCGCCGCCTTTGAAGCGGCATCGAGCTGCGTCATGCCCTGCGCGGCGCCCTGCAGGAAGGGCGCCAGCACGGCACCGGCCCGGCCGAACAGTGTCATCTGATCGGCGGCGCTCTTGGCACTGCTGCCGGAGTTGACGAGTGCCCGCGCCGTGTCGGTCAGGTTATCGGCGAAGGGCCGCACATTGCCGTTGGCGTCGAGGATTCTGACGCCGAGGGATCGGAACGTGTCGGCAGCGTCCTTGTCGCCCTGTGCGGCCTTGCCGAGCTCGGCGTTGAAGTGCGCCAGGATACCGGTCAGCTGGTCGACGCCGACGCCGGAGGAGCGCGCGAGGGTCTGGTAGGCCTGCAGCTGGTCGGTGTTGATTGATAGCGCCTTGGCCTGATCGGAAAGCGCAGCGACGGCCTGCTGGGCGTCTTTTGCCCAACCGATCAGTTCCTGGCCGAGCGCCAGCGCGATCAGGGACTTGCCCGTCGCGACGATGGACGAGACGTTGTCGCCCATCTCCTTGAGTTGACCGGCCGCGCCACCGGAGCCACCCAGCGAGCTGTTGAGCTTGGCCTGCTCGGCGCTCAGCTGCTGGATGCTGCGGGTGACCGACGCGAAGGCCTTCGCCGTCATGTCAGATGCGAGGATGTCGATCTGCCACTGCGCATTATCGAGGGGCATCGATCAACTCCGCTGCTTGCGCTTTTCCTCGAGGACGACCAGGTAGGCCATCCAGCCGCTGAATTCGTCGATCGTCAGCGCGCCGATCTCCGAGAGCGTCTTGCCGAGGCGATCAGCCAGCGCGAAACGCGCGAAGGCTGCCTGATCGCGTCTCAGTTTTTTACCTGGTCCTGGACCGAGCGACCGTTGATGGCGGCGAGCAGCGGCGACAGACGGTCGCCGGCGACGGCTCGCTTGAGGTCGGGCTTGTCTTCCTTGGTGAAGACCGGCTGACCGTTCTCGTCGCAGCACTTGCGGACCAGCATCTCGGCCATCTGCAGGGCCGAATCGGCCGGGTGCATGGCGTTGATGGTGATCTGCTCGTCCATCGACATGGGCGAGACGAACACCTTGACTCCGAGCACGTCGTGCTCGGAGCGGCGGTCCTCGAGGTCCTTCTTCAGGAGCTCGAGGAGGCGGGACTTTTTGGCCATGTGCCCGCGCCTAGATAGTCGTCGGGCCGGTCAAGGTGCCGTTGCCCTTGAACGAGGCATCGGCGGTCAGCATGCCGTTGTAGCTGCCCTTCAAGGTCAGCTTCTCGACTGTGGCCGTGCCGGTGAACTTCACGTTCCCGGAGGTGCCGCCGTAGGGATAGAACTCGATCGATACCGAGCTGCCGACGGTGATGGCGCCCTGCGCGGTGTCGGACGGATCCCAGAACACCGACGCCGAGCCGGTCCACGACTTCTGCGTCGTCATGTGGCTCTCGAACGTGTCGCCGAGCGCCGTCTTGTCGACGGTGGCGACGCTGATATCGAGCTGCCAGTTCTGCGTCTCGGCGACGGTGTTGCCGCCGACCTTGATGTAGCCTTCGTTGCCGACATGCGTGGTCATTATCGAGCCTCCTTCAGGCTGCCTGGTCCGGCGCCGAAGCGACGGTTAAATACGTGACGGTGAACTCGAGACGCGCGCGGCCGATCCGGTCCTCGCCCTCGGCGCGAGCGTCGAGGTCGGTGGCGCTGAGGTAGAGATCCTTGGCGGCGCCACCGAGCGTCGGGTCGCCGGCCAGCGTGGCCTCGACCGCGGACGCGAGCGCGTCGACCAAGCCATCGCTGTCGTCGGCCGAAGCGGTGACCGCCTCGATCGCGAGGGTGAGCTCGCGCAGCAGCTTGCGGCCAGGCCCTATGGTCGACGGCGACGAGCGTTCGCGGCGGCCATAGACCAGCAGATAGGGCGCCTGGGCGACCGGCATCGGCGCGGCGCGGCCGGCCCTGACGGCGGTCACGGTGCCGCCGGTGATCAGCGGCTGCAGGGCGCCAGTCGCCGCCAGGATGATGCTACGTCGAGCGTGCATCTCAACCCTGCTTCAACAGAGGAATGCGGACCATGCCGTGGCCGTCGCGCATCGGGGCCTTGGTCGCGTAGGTCACGCCGCGGCGCACCAGTGTGTCGCCCTCGCCGTAGCCGGCCGGCAGGTCGTCCTCGTTGCAAGAGAACGACGTGTCCGCCGTGATGATGCCGGCGTTCTCGGTCAGGCCCTGCAACTCGAGCGCGGGCTCTTCGAAGATGCCGACGACGGCGACGGTGGTCGCGCCGTGGGTGTACTGGACGGGCGTGGTGTCGCCGAGGTGCTCGACGAAGGTCGCGGCGAGGCCGTCAAACGGTGAAGGCATGACGGCCCCGCTGCGCTGCTTCGCCTAGTAGCCCCAGGCCAGCCAGTTGACCTTGGCCGAGAACGCTGTCGCGGCGAGCGGCGTCGGGTCGGAGCCCGAGGTGTTCTTCCAGGTCTTGAGATAGAACGAGCCCGCCGCCGGCGAGCCGGCCTGGTCGCCGGTGTTGGCGGTCGCCCAGCTGAGGCCGTCGGCCAGGTCGTCATTGATGGTCGCAATGGCCGAGACGACCTTCGACAGGCCGGTGACGATCGTGTCGGACGCCGAGGCGGTGGTCGCCTGGCCGCCGACCAGGCGCAGCGGCGCGTCGCCCAGCAGCACGGCGCCAGTCGTGGCCGAGCTGCCGGCCGCCAGCGCGGCACGAGCAGCGACCGGCAGCTTGGTCGAGTCCGTGGTGAACTTGCTGGTCGCGGTGTTCCAGAACAGCGCCTGGCCCGACGTCCAGGCCTCAGACGTGGTCTTGGGCAGGGTGAACACGCCCTCGGTGTGCAGCGCGGCGAGGTCGCCGGAGCTGCCTGAGGCACCCCACACGCCGACCAAGCTGCCCTGCACGACAAAGGTGCCGGAGACGAAGTCGGCGGCGGCGACGATGTTGATCGGCGAATCGGGGCCGAGGTAGTTCTTCATGGATGGCTCCTGAGAAAGAGAGACGGAGAGAAGAGCAAAGGGAAAGGCACGGTGCAGGGGCCGCGCTTCGGAAGACCGAAGCGCTCACCCCCGCCGGCGCTAATCGCTATCGCGATTACGCCCCAGCGTTGAAGTACGCGCCGCGGTAATCGATCGCGGCGACGCCGAAGTCGTGCTCGAGCTTCACCGACAGGCCCTGGATGGTGAACGGGTCGTCGGTGGTGAGGCGCGGTCCCTGGCTGCCCTGCAGCGAGCCGTAGACCCAGCAGGGCGCGACGTTGACGTCGGCGAACAGGTACCAGCCGTTGCCGCTCAGGTTGGCATCGGCCGCGACCTGCAGGCGCTTCATCCAGTCGGGCACGGCGTTGGACGACTGCGCGGGCGTGATCGAGGTGACGATCTGCTCGGCGATCGTCGCCTTGCCCGGCGCCGTCATCAGCGTCGCCGGCATCAGGTTCAGCTTGATGCCGTCGAGGCTGGTCTGCGCCATCATGTCGGCCCGGCCGACGCCGATCGAGGTCACCGAAATGGCGGTGCCGCTCGAATCGTAGTTGGCGTGATGGCTCGAGTCGAAGACGTGATAGGTGTCGGTCAGCAGGGCCGGGCCGAGGTTGCTCGACGCGGTCAGCGAGGCGAAGGCCTGGACGTTCTCCCAGTCCGTCACGCGCGTGCCGGCGCTGCCGAGGATCTGCTCGATCGCGCCGAGATTGTCGTTGATGAACATGGCGCGCGACAGGTTGAACGTCACGCCGTAGGGCGTCACGCTCAGCGATTCCTTCGACTCCGAGAAGCTGCCGGCCGGGATGACGCCGGTCTGCGGCACCGCCTGCAGGGTCGGGAAGTCGCCGGCGCGGATGATCGGCATCGCCCGGAAGTCGACGGCGTCGTAGCGCGCGCAGAACAGCCGGTAGGCCGGCGTCGCCGCGGCGTAGCGGGCGAGCAGGCGCGAGTTCATCGCGGTGCCGAAGATGCCCGGGAAGTCCGAGGTCGACAGGAAGGCGCGGCGCATCACGCCGTCGACCTGGTCGGCCGTGCGCAGGTGGCCGCGATGGCCGATCGCCTCGGCCGCCATCTCGACGATGCCCATCTGGGCCCACGGGCGAGCCCGCTCGGTCGGCGCCGCGATCACCGCGACGCGATCCTGAGCGCGCTGCGACATGCGGAAGGCGATGGCCTCGGACATGCCAGCCCGGCGGGTCTCGGTCTCGTCGAGATCGCCGCCGCGCACCGACGCGATCGGCACCGAACGCTGCGACAGAAGGTCGAAGGCCCGCGTGCGCACCGCCTCGACGGTGTCGCCGTTGTCGATCGCCGTCTGGATGTCGGCAGCGGGCATACCGGCGCGGAGGCCGATGTCGCGGATCGTGGCTGCGCGGGTGCGCTCGGCCGCGACGGCCGCGGCGGCCGCCTGCTGCGGGTTGACGGGGTTCGCCGGGTTCGGGTTCGCGCGGGCCGCTGCCTCGGCCGTCTCGGCCTCGGTGATCTGGCGCTGCACGGTCTCGGCCTCGGCCACCAGGGCGTCATGCTCCGCAGTGATGCGGGTCACGTCGGCCTCGGGCATGCCTTCCTTGATCTCGTTGGCCTTCGCCTCGGCGCGGCGGACCAGGTCGGCGTGATTGGTACGCAGCGTGGCGAGCGGCACGGCGATCGCGAGCTGCGCCATGTCGGCGTAGCCGTGCGGGGCCGCGAGCCAGGCCACCGCGGCCTGGGCTTCGGGAACGAATGCGATCGTGAGGGCCGCGACCGCCAGGACGGCGGCAGCAGCCAGGGTCAGGCGGTAAGCCTTCATTGCTTTCTCCTTTGGACTGCCGGGGCGAAAGTGCCGTAGCCCTGCTGCCCCGGCGGGCGCAGGCGGCTGCTCAGTAAAAACGCGAAGCGTTTTTGACGGCGGGCGAAAGCGCCTTCAGAGGCGCGGTAGCCCGCACGGTTCCAATAATTCGATGTTCAGGCCGCGATCAGGCGACGACGACGCGCGAGGCTCATGCGGAGCCGCGCGATCTCGGCGGCGGTGGCGCCGCGGAAGGTGCAGGGAAAGGTCGCCTGCCTGTCGGACGAACGGAACTGCGCCGACGGGTCGGCGCCAATCGGGCAGGCCGTCAGTTCCATCGGCTCCCAGTCGGTGACGCGCCACAACGGCACCTGGCCGTCGCGCTCGGTCTTCTCGACCTGGTGATAGACGTAGCCGGTCGACATGTTGCGCACGACCTTGTCGCGGATCTTGGCCACCGAATCGGCATCGCCCGGTGCGCGGCTCAGCATGACCTTGGCGATGCCATCGCCGGCGACGATGCGGGCCGAGCCCGGCACGACGGCGCCGAGGACGTTAGCGAGCGAGTAGCTCATGTGGGTGTCGAGCAGCGGCGCGCCGGCATTCAGGCGGCCAAGGCGGACAGCGTTCGCCGAGACGACCAGCTCCTCGTCGTAGGGGCCGTCCTGCCACGACATGCGGCGCACGGTGGCGCCCGACGTCCAGACGCAGTCGATGGTGTTGTCGTCCGCATTGAACGAATCGGCGCGGAAAGCGCCGAGGAAGCTCAGGGGCGGCAGCTGGATGGTCTGCGGCATGGTCTTCAGGCCTCGGGTGTTGGCGGCAGGTCGGCCGGATCGGCCGGCGCGGGCTTGATGGTGTCGTCCTTGGGCAGCGGCGAGCCCGCCATCGGCCGGCGTGGGTCGATGTCGAGCGTGATCTTGTTGTCGTCGCAGAACTTCCAGAAGGCCTGACCGTCGCGCAGCACCTTCTTCCAGTTGCGCCCCCACATGGTGATGAATTCCTGCGGGCTCATCCGGCCGGCGCGCACCGCCTGGATGTCGGCGTCGAGCTCCTTCTGGGCGTCAACCGGCTCGTTGGCCGGCGGTATCCAGGTGCGGCGATAGCCGTCGGCGCGGGGCCGCAGGCTGCCGGCGAGGATCGCGCGGTCGACGAAGCGGTTGGCGACCGGGTCGCAGAGGCGCGGGATCACCGTCTGGTGCTGGATCTGCTCGATCAGGCGGCGCAGCGTGACCTCTCCCTTGCGCAGGCTCGAGTAGTTGGCCTGGCGGAAGTCGCCGGTGACGACGTCGTAGGTCAGGCCGACGCCGACGGCCATCGCCTGCAACGTGTTGATCGCGATCGGCTCGAACTGCGTCGCCGTCTTGGGCTCGGCGAATTCGATCTTCTCGCCCGGCTTCAGGCGATAGAGCGTGCCGGGCTCGGCCATGTATTCGGTGTCGCCGGTCACCGCGTTGGTGGTGGTGTTTCCGGCCAGCGTGCCGGCGCCGGCCGAGGCGCTCTCTATGTAGCCGGCGAACGAGGCCTCGATGCCCGACTTGACGATGGTGTTCTGCAGCAGGTCGGCGAGATCCTTCGACGGCAGCAGCACGGGCGCGAGCCATGACACGCCGCGAATCTGGCCGATGCGCTCGGGCCGATAGAGCAGCCGCACCTGGTCGGCCGGCACGAGCTCGCTCAGCCGCGTCGAATAGGCCTCGCCGGGATGGACCGGGAACAGCCAGTAACCGAGACGACGGGCCCACTGGTCGAGCTCGATGCCGAGGCGGCGGTAGTTGCCGTTCCCGCCGACCGCGAACTGAAGGTAGTTGTCGCGGAAGCCGTCGATATGGTCGCCCTCGAGGAGCTGCACGCGCATCGGCAGGGACGGATCGTCGGACTGGCGCAGGTCGACGAAGCGCAGGATCGCCTCGCCGCCCTCGACCATGCCCCCGACGGCGAGCGCCTGCTGGCTGTAAAAGTCGATCTCGCCCTCGATGTCGGCGCGGGCAACCCATTGCTCCCACAGCGACGTCACCTGGGCGTCGATGCGATCGGAGCCGGTGTCCCAGTCGGGCACTAGGCCGGTGCCGACGACGCGGCTCACCATCGCCTCGATGATGGCGTGGCCGTGCGGCGTGTTGCGCCGCATCGAGCGGGCGCGATCGCGCAGCGTAGCAAGGCCGCCGCCGACCTCGACGTTGGCCGAGGTGGCGCGGCCACCGAAGCCCTGGCGACGCGGGCCCGACAGGGCGGCGTCGTAGTATCGGAGCGCCAGGCGTTCCTGCACGCGGCGGCGAGCCGCGCCCGGTGCCACGAAGGCGATGGCCTGGTCGAGCCAGTTCATCAGGACACTCGGCCGGCGAAGATGGCCTGCGAGACGGCAGGGTCAGCGATCTCGTCGCGCATGGTGGCGCGGAGCTGCAGCATCTCGGCGAGCGTATGGTACTCGACCGTGCCCGAGGCATAGGTCACGCGGCGCACGCCCTTCTTGATCGACGCCTCGAGGACGTCGAGGTCGGACTGTGTCCAGCTGGTGGCCATCAACGTCTCCTTCCCCACCAGCCTGCGGTGCGATCTCGAAAAGCCGGCGCGGGTCGCGGCGGCAGCGGCTGATGTGCCGCGTTCATTCGTTCGACAGCCTTGGTCTTCGCCTCGGCCGCTGCTGCATCCTTGACGTCGACGGTCGGCGCCGCCTGGCGCGGCGTGAACAGCGTCACCTCGCTCAGCTCCGGCGGCATGCCGCGGGCCATGGCGAGCTGCGCCCACTGTTCGGGCGTCGTGGCGCTGATGCCGAGGTACTCAGCCGCGGCCTTGCAGCCGACCCGACAGTCGTGGAAGTGGTTCTCGCGCAGCCGCACCCAGCGCTGCGAGGTGACGCGGCCGCGGTGCTTGACGTCCTCGAGCTGCTCGGCAGTGAGCTGCTTGAAGTAGACCTCGTCGTTCCAGGTGCCGAAGTGGCAGTAGCCGTCCGGCGCGATCGGCTCGGACGGAGGCGCCGGCATCTCCTGACGCAGGTCCGAGTAGAGCGCCGCCTTGAGCGGCCAGGTGCCGATGCCCCACACCTTGGCGCCCTGCTTCACCTTCACGCCGTCGAGGTCGATGTCGACCAGGGACGGCTGGCCGAGCGCCGGCCGGCCCCAGCCCTCGAGGCCCTTGGTCGCCAGGACGACGTCGCGGCCCGAGATCGAATGAACCTGCTGGTGACGGCGCACCCAGGCATAGACGACATGGGCGCGATAGCCCGAGTCGATCATCAGCACGTCGAGCTTGCGCGTCCCCCCGAACGCATCGGGGAACTGGCGGTCCAGCGTCTCCTTGCGAAGCTGCTGGAAGGCCGGGCCGTCCATCCGGGCGGTGTCGCCGTCGATGTAGAGCGCATCGACGTCCCAGCTCTCGCCGTTCGGCGCGAAGGCCACGATGTTGAGCCACAGGCCGCGCATCTGGACGTCGGCGAAGGCGACCAGCAGCAGCCCGCGCGGCGGGACGTGGCCGCGCTTGAGGTGCGGCTCGACGCGGGCCTGCAGGCGCTCCCATTCCGGCGCGTCGCCCTTGTACTTGTAGGGCAGCGCATGGACCAGGTTGGCGAGCGACTTCTTCTGGATCTCGGACTTCGCCTTGAGCGTGTCCTCGGCGATCGCCTCGTACGACATGCGCAGCGAGACGAAGGCGTCGTAGTGGAAGCCCGGATGGTTGGCGACGTCGACGGTCGGCTTCCAGAAGCCGCCGCGCACCGCGACGACCCGCTCGGGCTCGCTGATGTGATGGCCGCACTCGTGCTGGTAGACCGACTTGTGCGCGTGCTTGAGGTCGATGATCAGCCGGTCGGGCTCGTGCACGAAGGGCTGGCCGCACTCGGGGCAGAGGACGTTGAACTTGCGCTGGTCGCTCAGGCGAAAGGCGCGGTCGATGCGGCAGTGGCCGTCGCTCTTTTCCGGATCGTCGGCGCCGCTGTCGATCTCGGGCGTCGAGAATTCGAAGATCTTGTAGGTCTTCAGCCGGCGGTAGGCGGTGAAGCGGCCGAAGAACAGTTCCTCCGGGTCGCCGTAGCCCGGGATATCCTCCCACTTGCTGACCTCGTCTTTCACGCCGAAGCGCGCCGTGGCCATCGACAGGTCCATGACGGCGTTGGCATTGGCGAGCGCGAGGTAGCCGCCGCTGAACTTCTTCTCGTAGGTCGTCGAGCCGACGCCCGACCTTGAGGTCTGCGGCTGGATGACGGTGCGGCCGGTACGGGCCTGCCAGGCGTCGACCAGCGGCTGCAACTTCGTCGAGTTGAGGGCGCGCAGCGCGTCGATGCCCGGCAGGCCGTACAGCGTGTTGGCCGGTTCGCGATCGGCGATGTAGAGCGCCCAGGCCTCGGCCAGGGTGGTGACGCCGGACTGCTGGCACTTGCGCACCGACACCCGGTTCGACGGGTGGTCCGGGTTGAGGCACTCGGCGATGCCGCGCAGCGGCGGGGCGTGGGCGAAGCTGAACAGCTCGCCGGCGTGCGGGCCGTCGATCAGCACGATGTTGCGCTCGATCCACGCCTCGAACGGCATCGGCTCGGGCGGCCGCAGGATGCTCTCGAGCGAGCGGGCCACCAGGCGCAGCGCGCCAGGATGGGCGCTCACGGCGTGTCGTCCGGCTCGGTCTCCGGTGCGGCGGCGGCGATCTCGGCCAGGGCGTCCGCGATGTCGGTGCGGGTGCGGTGCACCAGCTTCTTCGCCTCGGCGCGGAGGCCATTGACGCCGTCCTTGGCGACCGAGGCGGCGAGCTCGTCGACGCCCGACAGGATGCGCTCGATCGAGCGCACGATCTTCTCTCCGCACGACGCCAGGGCGTCGGCCAGCTTGTCGGTGCGGACCAGCTTGCCCTGCTCTTCCAGCAGCCGGATCTTGGCGCGCTCGGCTTCCGTCCAGGTCTTCTGGCGAAGCGCCTCGTCGTAGCTCTCGGAGACCAGGTCGTCGATCGGCCGCTTGGGCGCCTGCGCCTTCGACGGGTCTCCCGTCCGCGCCTTCAGCTCGTCGTACTGGACGGAATTGACCAGGGCGACGCGCCCCTGCCCGTCGAGCTCGACCAGCAGCCCCTTGTCGCGCAACTGCTTGACGCGCCTCGACACCGCAGGCTTCGACACCTTGTCGCGATCGGCGAGCGCCGCGATGCTGAGCATGACCGCACGCGGCGGCGGCGCGTTAACGCCTGTTGCCTCGGTCGTTACCATTGTTAACCGTGAATTTCAGGCTGCCAAACTGGCGCCAGGCCGCGGTTCGAATTACC